CCGCTATGTCGGCATTTAATTTCATTAGTTTATCAAGAAAATCAAAAGGTAGTGGTAAGAGCACATCATCGTCAATAAAAAGAAGATGAGTCGCTTCTATATCCAAAGCCACTTCAGCGGCTAGATTTCTCATTCTGTCAATTGACATGCGGGGCGGATTCACAAAACAAAAATCGATATTTGGATAATGTTTTCCAAACCGATACCACATTTGACAATGATTTGAATAAGCTGCTTGTGTTGTGGAAGTTAAAGAATTAACTCCAACAACAATTCGAGTTATGGGAGTAAGTTTTTTCATTTTGCGATTTTCGAAGTTATCAAGTATCATTGAGATCATGAGGGTAAAAATCGGGGGAGTTGCGGTCCTCCCCCAAAAGAGGAAAGTTACATCATGCGGACAAATACTTTGACAGCGTTTGTAATTGCTGTGCGGGTGTCACCAGTTCCGGAGGCTGAAGCGGCTGAACTTGCAAGTGAAGCAGCCAAAACAGCAGCCGCTCCAAGAGTTCCCAAACTTCCAACCATACTTGCATTTCCAGCTAGCGCATTGTTGATTGATTCCCAACCGAGAGCAATCCCAGAAGCCGAACTTTGTGAAGAAGTCCAAGAATCTGTGGAAGCCGCTCTGGTCATTTTTGTCATCAGTGCATATGGGCAATATCCAAAAACTTGAGCTTCCCCATACGCACCAGCAGCTAATGCAGCTGTAGCAATCCCATACTTGAATGAACCATTTTTGGCATCACCTGCAGTACCTGGAAGTACAACTTGAACCCCATCTTCTACCCCGTTAAACAAAAGTGTAACAGGGGATCCTTGTGGAATTGCTGCAGATGCCTCTCCGTTTTTAATAACTACGTAGCAAGAGTCTCTTTTGTTACCTACCGATTTGAATCGCATTTGAAGTTTGTCTCCTTCTTACTTCGTTGGTTTATCTCCCAACGGGATTACGGTGCAATCAAAGTGCGAGCAATTGTTCCCATAACACCCTGCTTTCTGCGATTGGTGCATGTGAGATTGCCCATCCAAGCAACGTGACCCAAACGGCTGTCACCATTTATTGGTTTGAAAATAGTTTTACCGGAGTCATCCTTCAACATGTTGAAGTCGGATTCAGACTCATAAATGATTTTGAAAAATGTGGGATTGATCATGAACATAGACCCATTGGTCAAAGTGCTAGGATCGCCGGAACCACCAGTGAGTGTTGGAACAATATTATTAGTAACATCAGGGACTTTGTCATCCATTACGAAATGTGCGCCTTTGTAGACGACATTTTCGAACGGATAGGCTTCATCCACTTTGGCGGAGGTATAGCGATACTTTTGATAGAGAGCATGAACAAAAAGTTCGTAAGTTGTTTCATCGAGAAGAACCAACTTTGGTTTTCCGCCGGTGCCAAGAGCACAGCGATTGAAAAGTCGATCTACTTCCAAAAGAAAACCATCGTACGTGGTAGCAGCTGAAGTCATAGTCTTATTCTGCCACCAGCTATTGGTGCCTTGATTAATATTACCAATGGAAGTAGAAGTGGTAGGAGTAAAATCGATGAGTTTGGAAATTGGTTCAATGGCAGAACTACCATTGACAGGGGAAACATAAGGAGTTTTAATTGATCCGCCGGCCTGGTTTGCGGAACCAAACATCAGAGCTTGGGAGAAAAACTCTTGCAATCCCATCTCAGCCTGTTTGATACGCGCTTTAACCAAATTGACGAGACGCTGTTTGTTCTGTTTGACTTCTTTCATCGAATAGACGATAGCGGCTGCACACTGCGACCACTGGTAAATGCAATCCGTCACACCGTCCACAGGAATGCTGGCCAATTCGTCATAACCGTCATACGAATCCGCAACCTGAAGACCATACATCAAAGGAACTTGAATGTATGTTCCGCCATCTTGCGATTCGTACAGGTCTTTTCGCATTATCTCGAAGAAAAATGCGTTTGTTGCGCCGATGTTGTCGATAAGTTCCTTCCGATAAGCCGGAAGGCTCAGACCGAAAAGGGAGTCTAAATTGGTTGTTACTTGACTTGGAGCGCTGTTAGATCCGAATGTTACTGCCACGATTTATCCTCTTTTACCCTGACGAATTTGCTCTTGAGCAAAAGCAATTGATTCATCAAGGTTCATTTTCTTAGTTGGAATTTCCACATTACCAGAAACCCTTTCAGAAGCTGTACTTCGCAGCCGCGATGAGGGATCAGCTGCATTCCTTCTAATTTGATCGGCAACTTTTTGTGGAGATGACTTTCGCTCATTGCTGGCGATAGTGTATAGTCTCCCCATGTATGTTGCAACATTCATATTGCCAATCGGAATTTCCTCTGAAAGAGCCGCCATGCGTGCTTCAAACTGCTTAGAAGCACCTTTTGTTTCTGTTGCCAACTTATCGTAGGCAGTTACAACTTCTCGCTCCACATTTGACTGTTGGAGTTCTGCAAAACGATTATCCGAAGATTCTCGTTCTTGTTTGACTACAGCTTCAATTGCAGGCGCTAAGCGATCTGCAAGAAAACCATATTCCTTGCCGAGTGCTTCGGCAAAAATGTCTTTGATTTCTTTGCGGGCGGAAACCTCTTCTTTTTTAGTTAGTGGTGCTTCGCCAGCTTTTGGAAGTAATCCAGCTTGTTGTGCAAGTGCTGCTATGATAGCATTCGCTTGTGGACCGGAAAGAGCTTTGTAAAGATTCTTTGATTCAATTAATTGTTCTGGTGTGAGATCATCAGACGCTTCATGAGTTTCCTCAGGGGTCTCTTCTACAACTTCTTTAGTTGTTTCTTCAGTTGTTTCTTCAACTGGCGAGTTGTCGACAGTTTCTGTTGGCGTGCCCTTTGTGATCTCAGCGGCTGCCGATTCAATTGCGGATTGTAAAGAAGTGTCTGCCATTATCTTATCCTTTGAGATTCATAGTTACCACGAATATACTGATTGAAATATTGGCCTCTGCTGCCAGCATGATTGAACTCGGCATAAACTAGTGGTTCAACCCCTTTGTAGAGGTATGATCCACGTTTTTCAAAATGAACTGTCATTTCATTAGTATTCATATCATATTCGAGTACATCAACACATTCAGATGTATAATCTTTCGGATTTAATTGTGACCATTTGTAATCCGGTTTACTCTTATGATAGCCAAATTGATTATAACGCGCCATTTCACACTCTGTCTTGAAGACGAATAGTGATAACTAGATCTTTTGTTTCCAAAATTTGTACAATGCTGGTCACAGCAGATATGGTACCAGAAGCAATCTCTTCAATTGCTTTGGCCGCTTGCTGTCCAAATTGTTGAGCGATCTTGTTTGTATCAATGAGTGCCATCAGAGTCCTATCTTTTGAAATCCAAGAATTAAAGGTTTCCAGAAATCAATCCAACCCTGCCATATCTGAGCCTTCTGTTCTGGAGTTTGCCCATCAATAAGTTTGCCCATCAAGACGAAACCAGCAATTATAGCATCCTCGTAAGGACCATGAATTGCAGCCTTGATGGGGACAGGAATTATTGGTACGGTTGCCATTGTTACTTTACTGTAGGAGCCAGCGCAGTCAGTGCTTCTTTATCCGTTAGTACTTGCTGGATATCTACGTTAAATACCTCACCAAGTTTAACTGCAGCAGTATGTAGAACAGCCAAGTTGTCTGCTGCAACAATCAGTACACCACGATTCTGTCCTAACACATGCCAGGACTGCTTCACAGTAATACCAGTTGCTCCAATAGCAGCCACAAGATTCTGAATACTTCCTGTGTGCTGTTTAAAGTGACCGATTGACTTCTGAACGTCCTTTGTTGCCCAATTGATCAAGTAATTCATGAAATTGATACTCCTTTTCCGTTTCGTTGTTTATGCAGTGCGTCAAACCAAACAGCCCAAGATCACGCACCGATCCAATCTTGTAGCCGTGCCTTTCAAGTTTCTGGCGAAGTCTTTGAAGTTGAGATTTTAGACAATTAATAGATATACCTGATTCGTGAGCATATTGTTTCATGCATGATCCAGGTGTAGCAGCAACCTGAATAATTGCTATGTCACGTGGGGTCAGTATCATATCTCTGCTGCCTAGTCAAACATATGATGGTAAATTCGAGACAACATATCGTAGGCAGTAAGCCCACCATCCGGAGTATTGACCTGAGTTGGGTCAGTTTTCGGAATTTTCAGATCGGCCAGCGGCGGATCGAAAGGCACATAAGTTACTGTACCCATATCACTTATAATTTTGCATTGTGGCTTCACTGGGGCTACAGGAGTTCCTGTGAATTGACCAACATCCAATGGACCTTGGATATTGCCTAAATCTTGATTATATTTCTGAAGGGTTGCAGAATTATCCAGTTCGTTTTGTTTCTGCAAGCCCAAAGTAACCAACATGTTGCTGAACGACGAACCATCTGTTTTGTTGTGTGAAAATTCTTTTCCCTTATCATCCACACCGATGAGTGTATTTCCGTCCGGACTGTACTGGATCATATCTTCTCCTATTGTTGTTGTGCCCCATTAAATGGCATATTCTGTAGTTGCTGGCGGATTTGTTCCTGTGCAGGAGGGGTTGCTTGTTGCAACATCTGTTGAGAATTTCCGCCAGCGGGATCTGGTGTTTGCTGTTGTGGCCCCAAAGCACCTTTTAATTGCTGCATCCGAGCTAATTCCATTAAGAGAGCCATCTGCTGAAATTCCGCAATAGCTTTTTCATTCCGGTATCCAATTCGCACAGCGGCTTCCCTAACGAGATATGGTGAAAATGCAACATATGGGTTTTGTTGTAAGAAAGCTGTAAATTCGAATAATTTTTGCTTCTCATCTTGGGCAGCCGCTTGAGACATTGTTGACAAATCAACATCGATTCTAAAGTCATAACTATCCTTCAGATCATCAGCCTTGATAAATTTCCACGCAGCCACTGCCTGTGGATTCACAGACTGGCCAAATCCTTCACCTTCAGGACTCGTAAGCTTTACAACTGTTTGTCCAGTAAAATTATCTTTAATTACAAGGAGGATTTCCCTCCCAATTTCACAGTACCACTTAACGATTCGATCTCTATCTTTAGTCTCTCTGAGAGCAGTTCGTTGATTGACAATAGTAGCCTGAGTTGCTGTGGTCCTGTCAGCGACTCCACGACTTTCATCAGAAGTACCAGAGATTCTGTTAAGATCGTCCGCTGAGGTTTGGATAGACTCCGTAAGTGAATTTCCAAGATCTGCGTTGTCGATCGCCTTAATGGCTCCATCTTGTTTGACCTTAACCATTGCCCCATCTGGACCAGTTTCAAACTTTTCCAGTTCTTCATCATCAATCATTCCTTCACGAATTTGAAATTTGCGAATGAAACGACGGCGATGAGTTCGGAGCATTTCTCTTGTTTCATTATACTCATCTTGTGGGCTGAGCCAATGAAATGCGGGCGGGATTGGATAGAAGCCAGCGATTTGCAGACGTTTGTCCGCGCGAAAATCAAAAAGTGGTAGCCGCTCGAACTTTC